TCTTTACTCAGACGGCAAAAAAGACCAAGGCCATCAACGTCAGTCCGAAAAACATGAGAGGAGGCACCAGACTGTAATGCTGAAACGTTATTATGCAATCTATGACAAGGTAGCCAAGACCTTCAGCGGCCTTTTCGAGCAGCAAAACGATGCTGTTGCAAGCAGACTCTTCGAGAGCCAGCAGAAGAACAAGGACAGCTTTATCAGCGTCAAGCCGGAAGATTTCCGCCTGCACTACATCTGCACCATGGAGGATGAGACCGGCGAAATCATCGATAACACCAACATGTGCGTATGTGAGGGCAAGCCAAATGAGTGAGTTTCGGAACGCATACAGCGGGCAGGTAAGGCATACGAGCCTGACCGGCAACGGCCGTGAACCTGAGTATGAGTACAAGGTAACAGACGAAGGCCGGGAGCTGGTAAAAACCGGCGAAACAGACGTCTATGCACTCATTCAGAGCCGTCTGGACGAGACAAAAATCGAAAACATCATCAAGCGGGCAACATACGACCCGACTGCACTGGGCAGTCAGGACTGGCAGACCAGCGAGACGATGACCGATATTTCGGACGCGCCGACAAACTACCACGAGTGGTATGGGCGTATCAAGGACGCGGAAACGGAGTTTGACAAGCTGCCCATCGAAGTCAAAAACAAGTGGGACAACGATGTGGAAAAATACATCATGGCCTATGGAACCCAAGAGTGGGCAGACAAAATGGGCATAACAAAAAAGAAAGCCGAAACAGAAAAACCGGCTGAAAAAAGTGAGGTGAAAGAATGAACCGCAACAGTGAATACAACTTTGCGCAAAATCCGCAGGTCGGAGTAAGCCGCAGCCGATTCCAGCGCAACAGCGACAACAAAACGACCTTCAACGCGGGCGACCTCATCCCGGTCTATCTAGATGAGGTGTTACCAGGTGATACGCACCAAGTAGACGTTGCCTGTGTGATACGAATGGCAACACCCATCTTCCCAGTGATGGACAACGCCTTTTGTGACTTCTACTTTTTCTTCGTGCCTAACCGCTTGCTCTGGGAGCACTGGAAGGAGTTTATGGGCGAAAACAAGGAAACCGCATGGACACCTAAGACGGAGTACAGTGTGCCGCAGGTAACGGCACCGAAAGGCGGATGGGAAGAAGGTACGCTGGCGGACTATCTGGGTTTACCTACCAAAGTCGAGGGCATCAGCGTAAGCGCTCTGCCGGGGCGGGCATACGGCCTCATCTACAACGAATGGTTTCGAAACCAAAACGTCACGCAGCCGACGCTCGTAGAAGTGACGGATGCGACCACGACCGGCAAAAACGACGGCAGCGCTACCAACGACAGCGCTATCACGTTGGCAAAGCCTCTCAAGGCAGCGAAAGTGTTTGACTACTACACCGGAGCTTTGCCAGAGCCGCAGAAAGGCGAACCGATTACGTTACCGCTAACGGGCAGTGCAAAACTCATCCTATACAAAGAAGCAGACCTGAAAACCAAGTACGACATCGAAGGGCAGTACACAAACACCACATGGACGAACCCGCACACATACACAGGACCGGAAGATTCGGGAGAAATCGGAACAAACATCAGCAATAAAGAAATCGCCAACGGCTGGTTAGGAGCAGACCTAAGCAGCGTTACCGCAGCAACCATCAACCAGCTCCGTCAAGCATTCCAGATTCAGAAACTACTCGAAAAAGATGCACGAGGCGGCACGAGATACCGCGAGGTACTGCGCGAGCACTTCGGGGTTATCTCTCCTGACTCTCGTATGCAAATCCCGGAATATCTGGGCGGCTACAGACTGCCTATCAATGTATCTCAGGTTATCCAAACCTCTTCGACCGACGACACGAGTCCGCAGGGCAACACAGCAGCGCTAAGTGTTACCACGATGAACAAACCCATGTTTACCAAGTCCTTTACTGAGCATGGTTTCATTATGGGCCTGGCAGTCGTCCGTACCGACCAGACCTATCAGCAGGGTATCGAGCGCATGTGGAGCCGCAAAGGCCGGTATGATTACTACTGGCCGGTACTGGCAAACATCGGTGAACAAGCCATTCTCAATAAAGAAATCTATGCACAGGGCGACACGGCAGATGAAGAGGCGTTCGGCTACCAAGAGGCATGGGCCGACTACAGGTACAAGCCCAACAAAGTAACTGGGCTTTTCCGAAGCAACGCAGCACAGAGCCTCGATGCATGGCACTATGCACAAGATTACGACGCACTACCCACGCTGAGTACGGCATGGATGGAGCAGACCGACACCGAAATGAAGAGAACACTGGCGGTGCAGAATCAGCCAGACTTCATCGCGGACTTCTACTTTATGAACAAAACAACCAGATGCATGCCGGTGTACAGCATTCCCGGCCTCATCGACCATCACTAAGGAAAGGAGACAGCCGGGGACAAAACCCCGGCTATTTTTGAAAGTGGCATTACCAGCCTTTTTAGGAGCCTTATCAACAGGCGCGAAAGTACTGGGTGGCGTAAGCAGTCTTATAAACGCCGGAACCGGCATCTTTAACGCGCTCAAAGGCACATCGGGTAGCGGAGCAACAAGCTCAAGCGGATACCAAACAAGCCAAGGTGCAAGCGGCTCAACCATGACCGGCGAAAGCGGCGTAAATGTTGACCAAACAAAAGACCTAGCCAAATACTTCTTAGGGCAGAGTCAGCAAGCACAGGGCATGCAAAGCATGCAAAACAACAAAAACTCTCTCTTGGCACTGGGCTTAAACACTCTGGGAGCTATCCAGCAGGGCGTTTATAACCGCATCCAGCAGGATGCAGCAATGTCCTACAACTCAGCTGAGGCAGCAGCAAACCGGGCATGGCAGGAGCGTATGAGTAACACAGCATACCAGCGCGGCATGGCCGACATGAAAGCAGCAGGGCTTAACCCCATACTGGCCTATGCACAAGGCGGGGCAAGCACTCCAACGGGAGCACACGGAACAATCGGGCAGAGCAGCATAAGCGCGCCAAGCGTTGGAACGCAGTCGGCAAGCATGCCGACAATCTCCGGCACAATGGCAAACTATAGCCGCCAAAAGGCCGAAAGCTGGTCATGGACAGACTCACACGGAGAGCAGCACAGCAGCGGTTACAACAGCTATCAGACGGACTTCCCGGACTTGACCGGATGGCTCAACCAAAACAACAACAGCGGCAAAAGCACAGCAGCCGGAGGCGGCAAAAAAGACAAACAAGGCTTCGGCGGAAGCAAAGGAGGCAGTTTTAAATGAGTTGCGCAAGACCACTCATCAGAGTATACAATCCGAATGACCACAACATAACAGGGTCAATCATGACTCTGGAAACATACCGCGAAAGAGCACACAATCCAACAGCAACGTACGAAAGTATCGCATACCGCACAGACGTGATGCTACTACCATGCGGTAAATGTCTGGGATGCAGACTCAGACAGCGGCAAGACTGGGAGACGCGAATGTTGATGGAATCAAAAACACTAACGCCAGTATGGTTTTTGACACTGACGTGGAATCAAGAGTATGTGCCAGGTATGGTAAGGGCAACCGGTGAAATCATAAGAGGTGCAGTGCATCAGTGGACGACCGGAGACGCACCAGAAGTTGTGCAAATTCTCCTGCAAGAGGACATGGTACGTTTTAACAAGAGGCTGAGGAAAAAACAAGAAACGTCCGATAAATGGGGCTTAGACCTGAGATATTTTTACTGCGGAGAATACGGCGAAAACACGGGAAGACCACATCATCACGGCATTTATTATGGTTTAGAGATACCAGACCTCAAGAAAAAAAGGGGTGATAATCCGTACTTCGAAAGCGAAGAGATAAACAAGATATGGGGCATGGGCAACGTCATCATCGCAGAAGCATCACCGGAAACGATGGCTTATGTAGCAGGATATGTAACCAAAAAGACATACAGCAACGACAACAAAAGATATAGAGAGTTAGGATTAACACCGCCATACTGTTGTATGTCAAGAAATCCGGGTCTAGGCTATGACTATTACACGAGCCATAAAGAGCAGATGTATGCAGATGATGGGCTATACTTCAACGGTAAAAAAAGGCCGATACCAAGGTACTTTGATAAAAAATACGAAGAAGAAAACCCGAAAAGCCTATGGAGCATAAAAGAAAAACGACAGTCGAGCGCAATAAACGCCTTAAAACTCAAAATGACCAATACAGGATTGACCATAGAGCAAGAAGCAAAAGTAGAGGAAGAGACAAAGAAACAGAGATTTAAAAAAGCCAGAGGGCTATTATAGTGTCGGTGGGCCTAATCCTATCAAGAAGAGGATTAGGCCCACTATTTATTTTCGCTTATTATATATAACTTGTTGTAGCCGTAGTAGTAGGGGCTGTGGAAAAGTTGAAAACCATAAATTTGAAACATAACATCGTAAAAAATAAACATATTTCAATGTTGAAAGGTTTGTTGAAAACTTGTTGAAATGTTGAAACACTTTACCAGACTAAAATCTATTGCGTATAATGATGTTGAAAAGTATGTTGAAAATGTTGAAAAGCATGAGTTTTCCACAAACTGTTGAAAATCAGAATTAAAGGCAGCACGGCAGTCAGCCGGAAAGCCACGTCATGCTCTTCGCACGGCGCACCGCGCCTACCGCATGACATTCAAGGCAAAATTCTTCTAACTTTTTTCAAAAAAACTCTTGACAAAATAGAAAAAGTATGGTATAATGCAAACAGAAAGAGAGGTAAGAACCATGAAAGCAAAATCTTTAGGGCATCTGAGCATGAACGCAATCAGCAAGCTGTACGACGGGGGAATCTACGACACCAAAAAATACAGATACATAATTGACCGGGGCGACGGCGAGATATACCGCATCGAAAAGGACCTCCTGGGAACAACGGAAACACTCGACCCGGAAAACTGGATAAAGCAGTAAAGAAAGGTGACAAAAATGAGAAAGCCTAGATTTACAAGAGAAGAACTGAACTGCCTAGAAGCCGGACACGAAGTAGAAAAAGGAAAATATACCTACCGAATCCACGGAAAGTATGTCAACGACTCATGGCACTGGGTACTCCAGAGAATCGAAGAAACTGATGAAGACTGGGAAGACTACGAAGTGATAAAAGAGAACAAAAATGTACGATAGGGCATATTATGAACTGTATAAAGGATACAGAGGACCGGAAACACCGAACGAATGTGAATATTTTATCCGAAAGCTTTACAGACAGCTCAAAAGAGCGTATACTGTAGAGGAGGCAAAAGCCATCATAGAGGAAATCTACAAATACAAAGGCCAAAAGACAGAAATGGAGGCGAAACAGTGGCAATCATCAGTGCAAAAGAAATCAAGAACGCCATCAAAATCATGATAGAAATCTTAGAAAAGCTGGACGCAATCTATCACGCACTACACGACAAGGAGGATGACAGCAATGGCAAAACGCACGAAGATGACCAGCAGTAAAGACAAAAAAGTCTTTACTCAGACGGCAAAAAAGACCAAGGCCATCAACGTCAGTCCGAAAAACAT